AGAGTTGCTAAACCGCCTTGTTTTGCTGCAAACATTTCTTCTTGTCGGTCATAGACATTTGCTGGTGTCAACGCACCAGGGGCCATAACGTATTCCTCTCTTTCACTTGTGGGATCAATACGAGCTCTTTCTCTAAGATATAACTCGCCCTCCATGTCAGGAAATTGTGGTGTATCAGGACTTACCGTGCCTGTAGGAGTTTTATTAGATAAAGCCAAACTACCTAGACCCGCAACTGTCCCATATGCGACTCCAGGATTTTCTTCGACAAAAGAGGAAATAGCTCCAGGTATCCTTGCTAAATTTGCACCTACATTACTCGTTTGACCTGCAACCCCTAATTTTAAAGCTTCCGCTCCTGTAGGAAATGCACTTGATATTGTGGGCGGTATCCCACTTGCGGCTGCGGCTGGAATCGCAGGAGCCCCTGCACTAATCGAAGCAGCACTTGGGAAAGCTCCAGTTAATTGACTTCCTACACCAAAATTTGATGCAGCACCAGTAGTTGCTTTTTCCAACATAAGTGCTTGTTGTGCAGCATTAGTAGAACCTGCTCCAGACCCTAATGCTAATGTCTTTGTTTGCGCGGCTGCTCCAGCTCCTGTCATAGCACCAAGAGCAGCAGAACCACCAAAAACTCCTAAACCTGCAAGTAATGCTTTTCTAGTAGAAGCTCCTGCTAACTTTGCAATTCCAAATGCGGCTGTTCCCAAAAGAGCGGCACCACCCAGTAAAGGTAATCCAAATATCATAAAAATCCTATAGTAATTACTTAACCTCTAGTTTACTCTGATTTTGGGGGAGTTTCAACTCCCTGATCGTGCATCTCATCATACAATCTACCTGTGTATTGAAACTCACCAACATGAGTAATATAACTCATTATATAACAGAATAATTTACCACCAATTTTTGACCATAACCTACAGAAAGCAAAGTCTTCACCTAAATATCTTTTTGTTTCTGGATCATAATAAGTATCAAAAAAATTATAAAAATGTGGTCTGTCCATATACTTTCCATCTATTGTAGTTTTTTGTACTATTTCTCTATTTGGATAGGCCTTAATTAATTTATCAAATACATCACGTTTGATTAACATACAACCAGTAGGACAGTGCGTTGCTTCTATAACACCTTTATTAATTTTTATATCCTGATTGTTATCCTTAATTAGCAAAGGATATTGATGTATATGGTGTTGACAATCATCATCTTTCTTAATAAAACCAGATTTAATTTTTTGCATCAATGTATCCCATTGTGCTGTTTTCATAGGATAAGGTATTGATATAATATCTTTATCTAATTCTATTAATCTAAATATAGCCTCAGGATCAAAAGCAATATCTGAATCAACAAATAACAAGTGTGTAAAATCTGTATTTAAAAAGTAACTTACGCAAAGGTTTCTGCCTTGTGTAACTAAAGATGACTTCATCATCTGAAACATAATACGCATACTACGTTTCATACATTCTTTTTGTAACTCTAACATAGTTTGAGCATAATGCATTGACACATCACTATGCACAGGGGTTGCTACAAACAAACTAACAGGACGTTCCTCTTTTAACCAAATAGGTTTATTGTTTTGCATCTAATATGCCTGTTAGAAAATTAGTCCACTCTAAAGCTTTTTTATCCCAAGAGTAAAATCGTTTCACATATTTTTGTTGTTCGTCTAAATGTTCTTGGATTATTGGTTCGTGGAGCGTGTTCCGACATATCTTAATACCCTCAGCAAATTGATGAGCCAAGTTTACTAAATTAGTTTCATAGTTTATATATACAGGAAACTCTGCTCCTGTTTCAAACAAAGCACCATAATTTGTTGTTATACAATATAAACCTGCAGCCATTGATTCTAGTAACGATATACATGAAGTTTCTTCCCAGATACTAGGGTAAGCAAACATGTGATAATAAGGCAATTTACTTAAAATAAAATCATTACTTCTATAACCAAGATAATTTACATTTTTTAATGTCTTAGCTTGATCATAAAGATCTTGGTATTTGTCATCATTGTCTTTTTTAAATTCTTTTCCATATATCTCACAACTACTGTATACATCTAATTCTATATTTTCATTTTCTAATAACTGCATAGTTGCAAGTAGCACATTAAGACCTCTCCAAGGTGTTGGGTGAAATATCATACGTAGTCTATCACCTTTTGTAAAAACTTTTCTTTTTGGGAAATTAGTCACACCGTTTTTTATGACATGACATCTATCAGTAGGTATATTAAAATGATATCTAAACTTTTCGTAGTTCCAACTTGAATTAAAAACGTACCAATCATATTTTTGATGATTTGATTGTTCCTTAAACCAAGGCACAATATTAGGTTGATCGTAACTATTTTTTTGCCATAGTATATTTATTTTATCTTGAGAAAGAGGTATTTTTTCTGGAACGGATGTACAAATCTGGAATTGTTCAAGTATTTTTTTATCAACAAAACTTGTTAAAAAGTTTTCTTGTAGCTCAGTTCCACCTAATGGTGTCAATCTGTTTCTCCATCCAGTGATAACTCAGGGACGATAATGTTAACGTCCCGCTGTATGTCACTTTCAGTTGTGTCAGTTGAGGCATCTTCGATGTCTTTTTTGACTTCAGCTTCATCCTTATAAACCTTACCAGTTTTTTTGTTTGTTATCTTTGTTTCAGATTTGCAGTGTATTATATCCATAGTTAAAATTACCTAATTTATATAAAATTGCAAATAATTTATCCGTTTTCCTGTGAGCGGTCAAGTAATGCATATGACACTATACCTTGTATTTCATTAGCTGTGCCTGCTGTCATTTTTAAAATATCACCTTCTTCTAATACAAGTGTTTGTGAAATAATTTGTCGAGTTGTATTTGCTGCAATTGCAGCATTGTCAATTCTAAATGTTGCTGATGCGCTTGTGTCTGTTACTTGAGTTGCTAAATTAACTGCAGAACCACTTGAACCATTGTGAGCCTGTATTTGTTTAACCAGACAACGACCATTAGCTGGTGCTGTCAGCACACTTGTTGTGCCTGTAGTTGTTAGTGAAAACCCTTGATTTTTATATTGTATCGTCATCAGCTCATAAAAAAGTTAAAGGCATCTTGTTCATTTTTTAAATCATTTTGATAAGCAAAGTTTAATTGATTTACTAATGTTTCAATACCATACGTTATTTGTCTTTGGTTTTGCACCACATAATCTTCATTTAGTTCTGGAATAAGTATATTTATTTTAGCCAACTTTTCTCGCTTTCTTTAAAGCCTCTTTTGCTTTTTTTGCTATGCTAACAACTTGTGTTTTACCCATGACCTTTGCGCGTTGCTCCATAACTGTTAATATCTGAATCTTTCGTGCATAAGGTTTATTTATTCTTTTTACCTTTGCAACAGTATTTCGTGCATCAGTTGGTGTGGCAAATTTTATACTAACCGTATCTTTAGGGTTTTCGTCAGTATATAATCTTCTGCCTGATTTTTTAGGTTTTTTACCTGTTCCTACTTTTGGGTCTCTTTTTCTCATCGTCTTCCATCAGGTTGTACATCAGCTCTAAAAGCTCCAAACCTCCAAGATTCATCAGTTGATGTGTTTTCTATTTTTAGAGATGCTAACCTACCTCGTGCTCTTGTGTCAACCTTTTTCGTACTTGATGTAACAGTGAAAGGTCCCAGCGGTGAGGAAGCCTCTGTCTCTGAAGGAAAATCTTTTAGGTTAATTGTAATTTGAGCGTTGCCATCAAGTTTACCAAAATCTGGTATAAACCTTCTTATCTTTACAAAAAATTCACCTGCAGTGCCCTCCATTGGCATTTCAAAATCACCTGACTCAATAAATGCGTTGATTGCAGTTTTATTTCCTAATACATCAAGTTGATTATTTCCTATTTCATGTTTATACAATGTAGCTGCACCAAACTCATTCGTAATACCATTAATAGACACAGAAGGTAAACCTGTTGCATTGTATTCTGTTGCATATGGGTTATCTAATACATACTTATCACTGTATGCAGTTCGTGCTAAAGAACTTGTTGTCCACAAAGCTTCTCTATAATTTAATGTTACACATCGATCTATTTGTGTAGACCCATCTTTACAGTAGAACCAATTTATTTCAGTAAATAAAGTATTATAGCCTGCAAAGACTTGTTCACTTTGACCAAAGTTAAATCCTAAATCATCTGAAGTTTGCGTTGTAAATACAAAATCTTCAACAGAACATGTTATCTTTTTTACAGAACCACCATCGTAGGCATAAAAACCACCAGACTTACCCATCCAGTACATAATACCATCCACATGCACTAATGAATGCTGTGACATGGCTCCACAGTTTGAACCAACTTGTCTTAT